TAGCCAATCTCAGAGCATCTTATCCACCTCAGCTCATTGAAGCCTATCTCAATGGAGACTTTGTTAACTTGACTGGTGGAGCTGTATACCACTGCTTTGGACGCACAGAGCATCATTTTGATGCTGATTTTGTTATCATGGATGCAGATGCATCAATTGCGAGTATTGGTTAAATGGATTTACTCGACTACCTTACTCAAAACAACTTTGTTATTCACTTAGGGGTTGATTTCAATGTTGAGCATATGGCAGGGTTGGCATCAGTTTTAATTGATGGAAAAATCTATGTATTTAAAGAATATCATAATCTTCTTGATACTCCTGAATTAATTAATGCAGTTAGGGCTGATTTTCCTCATAACAAAATTATAGCGTATCCTGACTCAACTGGAATTAAGCGTGGATCAGCAGATGCTGGAATTACTGACATTGCTTTACTGCGGAAAGCAAAGTTTGTTATAAGAGCAAGAAACAGAAACCCATATATCAAGGATAGAGTTGCATCAGTAAATAATGCATTCAACAAAAAGAAATTATTTATTGATACAGAAAGATGTCCTGAAACAACTGAATGTCTTGAGCAGCAAATTTGGTTGCCTAATGGACAGCCAGATAAGACTACTGGCTTGGATCATATGATGGATGCACTTGGCTATTTAGTTAATTATATTATGCCTGTGCGCGAACTAAAACCTAAACAGCTATCAGTGGTTCAATAATATGAAATTAGTACAAACCAATAAAGCACCTGAGCCAGCTGTTAGCTCTGTTAAAGTTATCAGGCATCCTCACTATGCATCAAATATTATTAAGATTGAGCTGGTATATACAGCATATGAAAATCTTTTTAAAGAAAGGTTCCATAAATATCTCCCTGTACCAGCTGGCTTGGAAGCTGAAGATGTTAAAATTAATGAAGCGATTAACAATGCAACTGGGCAAATAGCAACAGAGCTGGCTGTTGGTAGTGGTTGGACTTCTGCATCTAAGGCTTATGTTAATGAAGCATTTGAGTCTTTCTTGACTCAACAAACTGTATCTATTGCCATCTCTCTTGCCCTGCAACATCCTCCAATTATCAAATTGCCATCTTCAATTAATTATCTTGAAAAGAGGATGACTGCTGATGGCAAGGATGCAACACAATTTCTTAAAGATGTATTGATTGAAGTATCTCTTTCTGGTCGTGTGCCAATTCTTCTTGATATATCTGAAGATGGAAAATTCCATGTAGTTCAATATAAAGCAGGAAGCCTTATTGATTGGGCAGATCAATCTCTTGGCATAGATAGTCGCGCTATTGTATATCTCAAATTTATTGATTTTGAAAAGAATCCTGATTTTAATCCTCTTCAAGATGATGATAGTAAGCGCAATATACAGGTAATGTTCTATCATTATATCAAGAATGGCATTTATACTGTAGAAAAATACAAATCAAGACAGTCTACATTTGATCAGAATGATTTGTATTTAGATGACACTACTGTCCCAGAGTACATGGGTAAAAAGCTTGATTTTATCCCAGCAGTAGTTATTGGATCTTTGAATAATACTGTTACAATTGATCCAATTCCTCTATATTCAATTGCTAGTTGTGATTTGAAAAGAGTTGAGCTATCTGCAATGCTTGGATATGCCCAAAAGATGTCTTCTGGCCCAACAATGTACATGACTGGTGTAGATAAGGATGATGCGCCACCAGTAACTGGCCCTGGAACACTTGTGACCATAGCGGATAGTCAAGGACGAGTAGGATATACAACAACTGATACTACTGCATTTGTTTCTATTAGAGATGAGATGCAAGAGTATGTTGCTATCGCGCAGGAGCTTGGTGCATCTATATTAGGTGCCAAGCGCGGCACATCTGAGTCTGGAGAGGCTTTAAGATTGCGCCAGGCTGCTGCAACTGCTTCTTTGAAGTCAATTGTAAGCAATACTGGCTCAGGGATTAATTTGATTCTTGAAATTGCTGCAAAATGGACTGGCGCAGACATTGAAGAAGTAGATTTTGAGGCAAATGAAGAATTCAACACCTTTGCTCTTACTGCCAATGAGACAATTGCGATGCTTCAATCATGGCAGTCAGGTGCAATTAGCCAAAGTACCCTTCTTGAGAACTTCCGCAAAGCTGGAATGCTGCAAGCTGGAGAAACAGTAGAGGATGAGCTTAAAAGGCTAGCGCAACCAGGCGAAAAATACGAACCAATAGTTGAAGAAGGATCAAATACTAGCATTACAGAGAAAAAATTAGATACTGGTGAAGATTTACCGGATTCTACTACTATGAATAAGAATATTAAGTCATAATGGATAATATTATGCGCTCCTATTCTATTTTGCAGGGAAAATTAGGGCAATCCCCTTGCTATATTAATGCCCTTTTAATCACAGGCAATGGGTTTGTGACCTAACTTTAAATATTACGGTGTAATAACATGGAATTACAAGAACAGTTTGATGAATTAACAACCAACTTCAATGCTATGAAGGATACACATGCTGCTGCTTTGGCAGACATGATAGCGGAAAATGATCGCATGAAAAATCATATGAATGAGGCTGTTGCAAAAGAAAAGCTAGTTAAGACTGAGAAGCGCACATTACAAGAAGAATTTGAGACATTCAAGACTGAGAATGATCTTGGTGCAGAACAAACAGAAAAAATGAATGAGATTATTACTCAAAAGCTTGAAAAGAAGCAAGAGTCTTTTGATTTACAGTTTGGTGAAGTAAATACTAAGCTGGCTGATTCAGAAAATAGCTACACCGTATTAAAAACTCGTTATGATAAGGAGCGCATTGGTGGTGCACTCCGTAAGGCTGCTGAAAAAGCTGGCGTTCTTCCAGATGGGATTGAAGATGTTATTAGTCGTGCTGGTAACTTGTTTACAATCAATGAAGAAGGCGGTATTGAATCTCGTGATGCTGACGGTAATATTCGTAAGATTGGCAAGAAAATCGCTAGCCCAGATTCTTTTGTTGATTCTTTAAAAGATACTGCATCTCATTTGTGGCCAGCTTCAAAAGGAAGTGGAGCTCAAGGTGGAAGTTCTCCTGGTACGGATGATGGAGTTAACCCATTCGCTAAGGATACTATTAATTATACCTTGCAATCACAAATGATTCGTAATGATCCTGCCAAAGCAGAAAGAATGAAGGTTGCTGCGGCAAAATAGCAAAATGACACATTCTTCTGTATTCTTCAATATCTTGCAAAGGCAGATGAATACAGAAGAAAGCGGTGAAATAGTTACTTTGGTTGATAAGGATGGCAAAAAGCATACCATATCTGCTGTCGAAACTAAAAGAGGTGATGAGGGTGGACCTTATCAAGATAACCGAGCAGTTCCTTATTTGACGAGGCATTGCTTATAACTGAAGTAAGAGGATTGTGTCCTTTTGCAATTTGAAAACTCTAATTAGAGGACATAATCATGTTTGGAACACTTCCTACATATACCCCAACAGTATCAGCTGCTGCTGCTACACTGAATGATATTTATGATCCTACCATTTTTAATGGTGGCGTTCAGGAAATGGCGATTGAGCTGAATCGTTTTGTACAATCCGGCATTATGATGCCTGACCCTCGCCTGAATGCTATGGCTTCTGGCCCAGGTTCAACTGGTGATATCCCATTCTTCCACGGCCTGACCAATGATGAGCCAGATTATGTGAATGATAATCCAGCGGATGAATCTACTCCCGCTGCAATCACAAATGGCAAGCAGATTTACGCTTCTGCTCACCTTCACAAGTCCTGGTCTACTATGGATCTGGCTCGTGAATTGGGTCTGCAAGATCCTCTTGGCGCCATTATGGCTCGTGTTGGTAAGTATTGGGCTGTAAACACCGAAAAGCGCCTGATTAATACTGCGCAGGGCGTGATGCTTGATAATATTGCCAACAATTCTGGCGATATGGTTAACGCAATTCACCTTGAGACATCAACTGGCCAAGATGCTTCAAATTGGATTTCCGCTGATGCAGTTATTGATACTGCTGCCACAATGGGCGACCATGCTCCTGAGCTGTCTGCCATCGCAATGCACTCTGTCATCTATACAAATCTGCAAAAGCTGAATTTGATTGACTTCATTCCAGATTCTAACGGTGTAGTTAGTATCCCAACTTATCTTGGGTATGCCGTAATCGTTGATGATTCTTTGGCTCCTCGTGTTGGCACAACTAGTGGTTCTGTTTATACTACTATCCTGTTTGCTGCTGGCACAATTGCATTTGGTCAAGGTAATGCAGAAGTTCCTTCTGAGATTGAACGTAAAGCTGGAACTGGCAATGGTGGTGGTCA